TTTTCGATGGCCAGTCCGAAGCGGAAAACTTTATCACGGCCTACTTCAGCAGCGACAAGGGGGAGGAATGTGGATATACTCTTACGGCGTGTTTCACCGATCACACGATAAACCTTTTCAAAACCGGCAACTTAAATAATCAATCTAGCATAAACTGCGATGCCTAAATTATATTACAAGAACGAGTTTAGAGGCGAGTTGACAGAAGTGCAAGCTACAAGAATCAAGGAGTCGATGAATCAAAAACCACGACCCCAAAACCTCACAATCAACGGAGAATTGCTTAAAACCTCGCAGATTGAAGTTTTTAAGGATGACATGGAAACTGCTAAGATACCGGACAATGTTGAGTTCCGGGACAAGAGAATTAAAACCGAAAAAGAAATCGAATCCATGAGAAAGTGGAGCGTAGAGCGCAAAGTAGAATTCAATTTCACTCGTAATTTTTCGGTTAGATTTTTACTTCGTGTCGGATATACGAACTATCTTGGGGAAGGTTGGGACAAGAACGGTTGGGAATGGTGGTGGCAGGAGTTTGAACGAAGATATAAAAGCGAAAACGAAGATAAGTATCTGGAATTATGCGAAGTTTTTGCGAAATACTTTGAGACAAATCTTGAGCATTACTGGTGCAGCGCTAAAATTTATAAACAGTTCTTGCCGGAACATACTGCGCTAAGAACAAACAATCTTGGCATTCAGGGAAGCGGAGAATACCAAACCGATCAGACTCGAGACAAGAGAAAAAAGGAAGAACTTAAGTTTTAAAAGAATCAATGAAACTACTAAACTACATCCTCACCAAACTAGGCTTCAAGTGTAAGTGCGGTGGAAGGATCAGAAGCGTTAAAGGTTGGACATTCTGCGAGTGCGATAAGTGTTTGAAGAAATATTATTTTTAAAAAGAAAGGAGGCAAAATGAGTAACCAACTAACCCACTCCGAGTTCCTAGCCCACATCAAGAAGCACGGAGCTACTAAGACGAGGATAACGGAGGATTGGGGAATTGTGTTAGCTGAGGGAAATAAATTAGATTTTAGAGTCGAGGACTTGAGAAAATATAGCACCAGAAATTATTACCCACCTTTCGAGGGAGAGATAAAAGGTTTTAATCAATCAATTATTAAAAAAACTATGAGCATTATCAACAACGCATTCAAAAGCAAAGAGAACAAAGCAATGGAGAAGTTTGAACTTGGAACTACTGACCAACTTAACAGTAGAGGCAGAGACGAATTTATCGATTACCTCTTCCAGAACTTGCCAGAACAGAAGAAAGGATTTTTGGAAAAGATTGTGGCAGCATTCGAGGAGAGTAAGAAGTAAATAATTAAAATCAAAATATGCAAACAAGAAGAAGTGTTTTTGAAACTAACTCATCATCATCTCATTCAGTGGTAGTGAGCGACGGAACGGATTATGTAGTGCCAGAAATAGAAGGAAGTGAGATTGTAATCAGTGGTGGAGAGTTCGGTTGGGGATATGATACGCTTACAGATTGGATGGAAAAAGCCAGTTACGCTTACACCTACGCCAAGAATTATGGAAAATCGGAAGACTTGGAAACCTTGAAAAGAGTGATCGAGGACTACACGAAAAAAACGGTTGTATTTGAAAGTAGTGGCGACGAGTATAATCCAGATGGATATATCGACCATCAATCAGTGGAGGTAGCGGAGGAAATCTTTGAGAGTGAAGATAAAATAAAGCAGGTAATATTCGGAAACAGTCATATTATAATCGACAATGATAATCATTAAACTATGTGGGAATATAAAAACGGAAACTATATCGTAAGGATATTAGACGATGGAACAAAATTCAGATTGTCGGATAATCCTGTTCCAGAGATTCCAGAGAGTATTGATGTTAAAATAACCAATAAGTGCGATGGAGGATGTGCATTTTGTCACGAGAAATCAACGCCAGACGGAAAGAGTTTTAATGTAAATCTGGCGTACAGACTGTTCAAAGAATTGCCGGGCGGAGTAGAATTAGCGATCGGTGGCGGTAATCCCCTGGAATGTTTACAGGACTTGAGATGGCTTGATAGGAAGCTACAATATAACGGGTTGATAAAAAATATTACCATCAACGCAAAGCACTTAGATATGTTTAACAACTGTTATCTAGGATTAGAGGCCATTGGCGTTTCCTACAACAAGAACTTACATAAAGAAATTAAAGAGTTCTCTGACAAAGAAAAAGAATATCATCAAATCGTCGTTCATTTGATTGCAGGAGTTCATACAACCGAAGACTTAAAACGATGCTTAGAAGATTTTGACAGGGTTTTAATTCTCGGATATAAGCAATTCGGTAGGGGAATAGAATACTACGGAAAAGACGTTGAAGATAGTTTGACAGATTGGAAACAAAACATCGGTCAATATCTGCGAGGTAAAGATAAGATAGTAGTTTTTGACAATCTCGCTATCACCCAGTTGGATGTTAAAAGATATTTCAGCGATATAAGATGGAAAGATATTTATATGGGAAATGATGGACAGTTCACAATGTATTTGGATCTAGTGGAAGAAAAGTTTGCAGTATCATCGAGAAGTCCTGGAAGATTCGATATAGGAGATATGAGCATTAAGGAGATGTTCGCAAAAGTGAGAAGTAAGAAGTAAAGCACGGAGATTATTCTCCGTTCCTAGAGGTGGCGACTAGAAGTCGCTGAACGATTACGGTGTTTTTCAGATAAAATCAAGCAGTTACCAGAGCCGTATAAGGTGTCTTGATATAAAACTGAAACTGCAAGTCAAACCTTGCCCTCTAGGATTGGGGAATAATCAAAAGCGACGGCATCCACGATAATCCAGAATTGCTTAATCAATAATATAAAGAGATGAAAAGAGAATTTATTAATATGCAGAAAGACGAGATTGTTATGGGCTATGTTCTCGAAACTAGACCGCACGATGACGCAAGCAAAAAAAGTTATGACGATATGAAAGGCGTGGGATATATCAGAGTTGCGGATAACTTCAGAGATATTAGCGGAGACGATTTGAACGATGCCCCATTCGATTGCAACGGAAGCATTTACGAGGGAACGGAGATTGAACTTGAAAAAGGGGATATGGTCATAGTGATAAAAAAACGATAGCCAACCTAATAATTAATTTTATGGAGATGGAGAAAGAAATATACGCCAGTTTCAGAGATGCTAGAATAGTTGAGATTTTGAAAGTAGAAGTGAACGAGGGAAACGGAACAGAAGAAGACCCTATCAGACGAGTAGCTTATTATCTTAACAAAAGTGGAAAAGTATTATTTCACACTACCGATAAAGAGAGAGAATTTGCGGGCGGTGATGAGATGTTAAAAGTTGACGAGGCATAACGCCTCCTCTCTCCTTCTCTGGATATGGCGGTTATCATTAAACATCTACTATGAAAATATGCTCATTGTGCCAACGGGAATTGCCGCTGGAAAGTTTCAACAAAAGACACCGAAGCGGACATGATTATTACTACACCACCTGTAAGGAGTGTAGGCGTTTACAACGAAGAGAGATAAGGGAAAAATATCCAGAAACCTACAAAGGGAAAGACGGAAAGTATTATAAGCGCCACAAGGAAGATATAGCCAAAAAACGAAACGATTGGGGCAGAGAAAACAAGGATAAAGTGTCGGCACACAACAAGGTGAATTATGCTTTGCGTAAAGGGGTTTTGGTTAAGAGTGTTGAGTGCGAAGAGTGTGGTGGGGGCGGAGAGATAGTGGCTCACCACGAAGATTATAGTAAACCATTGGAAGTGAAGTGGTTATGCCCAAAGTGCCATATGAGACTACACGCCGCCGCTTGTGCTTAGCAAGTCAAACCTTGCTATCCAGAGAAGAATAGAGGATACGTTTAATCAATTAAGATAAGAAGATGACACTACGCAAAGGACAATATTATAGGTATAAACTTATATGGGACGATAAAGACCACGATATTCCCAAGAACTGGATAACAGCAACACCTATTAGATTGTTCGGTAAAGTAATTCTTTGGAAATTCAAAATCGTAAAAGATGGCTATGAGCATTTGTATTTCACCGACCATCCTAATTATAAAGAAACATTATGAACAAAGAAGAAATAAACGAAATATGCAGACACCTTAACATCTTTGTCGATGGACTGATTAAGGGATTGCTCCTTATTTTCTTAATCAAAATATTATTTTAAACGTATTACAACATAATCACGAAACAGGAATGACGGAAGGAGCGGTGCATAATTATTGCAATGCTGTAATGTGGCAATATGAAGGGAGATAAGACTTGTCCTCCGTGAGCAGTCGGTTATCCTGCTTAAACAGTCTCCGCCGACTGCTCTTGTGGGATAACGTGTATAATTTATACACGTCTTATACACGTTTTATACATATCAGCAGGCTAATAAACTAACTAACTATAAAAACACTATGGATATTATTAAAAACAGGAGAAATCTAAAAACTGATATAAAGGTATCTTTCGAGCGAGGGGAAATAACTGGAACGGAGGAAAACACCGCTGATATAAAAATACTTTACTATGAGTATGGCGGAAACAAAGGTATTATAATAATAAACTTCTCTGTTAAAGAGTTAAAAGAAATGCAGGAAGCTATAGAGGCATTTATTACAGAGAGAGAAAACTGTATCGTAAAGAGTAAACAAATAGAAGATTTTATTTCTAACTTAGAAAAAGATGTGTGATATATGCGGAAATACGAGTAGGACGGATATATGCTCTAAATGTTCTACAAGTGGTGTGGGTTATAACCCTATGAAAAACTTGAGAGAAGAAATAGAAAAAATACTTCCAGTAGGTAGAGTTGCAGGAGGAATAGAAAGAGATGAACTCCTCTCCCTCTTCCGCCAAGCAATAGATGAGATTATTGGGGAAGACGAAGAACAACCGAATTGGAGAGAGGCAGAGTTCAATATAATTGGAAGAAAAAACCAACTCCGCAACGAACAGAGGGAACGGCGTAATCAGTTAGTCGGAAAGGAGGACAAATGAGCGAGTGGATTATTAAAAGAGATACGGAATTACCTTGTGAAGATATGGTGTTATATCGAGGGGTTGAAAAACTGTTGAACCTTTTCCGTAGAAAAGAGATGGGGTATAGCCAGGTTATAGATAATATAGCTGATTACCTCTGTCAGAAAGATAAGGAGATACGGGAGGAGGAGAGGAAGAAACTAATCCAAGAAATAAAAGAACTCCCCATAGAAGCAGAGGGGATCAAATATGAAGACGTGCAGTGGGTGAGGTTCTTAATTATCAGTAAATTGAAAGAGAATGCTAGTCAAGAATAGTCACGGAATATATATTGAAACTTACCACGGATCTAAAAAAGAAAAGGAGATAAAGCGTAAGTTCTTCAATGATTACGATCTCGACCCGGACAAGAAAGAGAACGAAAAGGCTTATCTGAAATATAGAGCGTGGTATATCAATAATAAGAAATGGGAAAGATGTTTTAAGGCTTGACGTATTTATCCAGTGTGCTATTATGTAATCAACGACCCCACACCTCGTAACTTAGTGTTACCAGTGTGGGTGTTTTTTTGTATAAAAATAAAGATATGGCAGAAGTAGGACGACCTCTAAAATTTAAGACACCAGAGGAACTACAATTAAAGATTGATGAGTATTTTAATAGTATTCCAAAGGAAGAGTGGACAATCACAGGATTAGCTCTTGCTCTCGATACCTATAGGCAAACATTGCTTAATTACGAACACAAAGATGAATTTGTGGACACAATAAAAAAAGCAAAGCAGATGGTAGAGAATAGTTATGAGATAGACTTAAAGAAAAGTGGTAGAACAGGGACTATATTCGCACTAAAGAACTTTGATTGGAAAGATAAGAACGAAACAGACATAACATCGGGTGGAGAAGTTTTACAACCAGTAATAGTAAAGTTCATCAATGGAGAATCAAACGATAATAGAGATACCAAATGAATATAAACGCTTGTTTGATACTAATTGGCGAGAAGCGGCTATATATGGAGGTAGATTTTCTTTAAAGTCTCACACTGTTGCTAGAGTATTACTGATAAGGGCAATGCAGAATAAGATAAGAGTAGCTTGCTTTAGAGAGTTTCAGAACTCAATAGCAGACAGTTCTCATCAATTACTAGCGGATCTGATTAACATATACAAACTAACAGACTTTGAAGTAACGAATAACGCAATCATAAACACTAGGAATCAATCAGACTTTATCTTCAAAGGTCTTTACCACAACGAACAGAGCATAAAATCAATAGAAGGAATAGATATAGCTTGGATAGAAGAAGCACAGACAGTATCAAGCCAAAGTTTAGAAGTGTTAACCCCAACGGTAAGAAAGCCAAACTCACAGATAATCTACACTTATAACCGATTATTAGAAGATGACCCGGTACACAAAAGACTTGTTATAGAAGGAAGACCTGACACTTTGATAATAAACGTAAACTACGACATCGCTATCAAGTATAAGATGATACCTGATAACATAATGAAAGAAATAGAGGACGATAGAATAAACAGACCAACACTGTATAAGCATAAATGGTTAGGAGAACCTAATAGCTCAGAGAGAAGAATCTTTAAAGACTGGCAGATAGTGGACGAGATACCTTTCGAGGCAAGGTTAGAGAGAAGAGGCATAGACTTCGGTTATAGTATAGATCCTACGGTTATTGAAGACATCTACATCTATAACGGAGGATTCATCATAGACGAACTATGTTATCAAAAGGGATTAAGCAACAAATCAATCGCAGACCTTATCAATGCACAGGAGAATAGAGTATTAAACATAGCAGACAGCGCTGAGCCTAAAAGCATTGATGAGATTAGAAGCTACGGAGTGAACATTATAGGTGCATTAAAAGGTCCTGGAAGTGTAAACAAGGGCATACAATACGTCCAAGCACAGAAAATAAGCGTTACAAAGCGAAGTATTAAGACAATCCAAGCATATAAGAGCTATCTATGGGCTACAGACCGCAATGAGAAGATACTAAACGTCCCCGATGACACTATCCACGAATGGTCAAACCCAATGGATGCTATCAGATACGGCTTAGAGAGTTTTAAACCTAGCAACACAGTCACCCCTCAATGGAAACCAAACTTTAAAAAATAGTATATGATGAAAGACTTACAACTCAGTCGCAATCAAGCAGGTAATAT